TCATTCTATTACCAATATCCGACATTGCTGCCTGTTGAGCGTTTTGATAACCTTGTTGTCTTAAACCTGCTGAGGATTGAGCAAGTTGTTCAACAATGCCTCTTCCCATCTCACCTGTTGCAACACCATGTCTTGAACCACCGAATGCTCCTGCTGCACCTGCTTGGGCATTTAATTCATTTAAGCCTATAGCACCACCCCTGAGGATGTCGGTCTCATTAGCCTTAATAACATCTGTTGTATAAGGATTCATGTAAGGAGTCATGCTAGTGTTAGCAAGTTGCCCTGCTGACACAGATGATGGGGTGTAGCCCATGCCTAATGCTGAATTAACTCCTGCACCTTTAATACCTTGTGCTGCCAATTGATTAATATTGGGGTTTGTTGCTATTCCGCCTGCTGCTGGTCCACCTGCCATAATTTACTCCTAACTAAATAAGTTGTTATATTTATCTACGTCACTAGCCTGTTTTGTCTTTAACTCCGCTAATGCCTGTTCATATAAAGGAGCAGAGCTATAACCCTGGACTCCTCCTGCAAAGGTCTGTGGTGCAGGCATTCCTTGTAATGGGGTTAATGACCCGGGAGAGACTAAACCAAATGCCTCTGCTGCTCCAATGTTCTGTTGCATTGCTGCTGTCTGAGTAGGATTAAATGCTGCAATGTCTGCACCATAGTAAGGCATATAGCCTATCTTTTGAAGTTCTTCTGCTCGAGCAATATTCCTAGTTGCAGGATCTTCAATCCACTTTGGTATCTCTGTTGTTTGTGTCTTACTACCACCTTTTCCACCGCCACCGCTCATATTAAAACTCCTTTACTAATACTACTTGCTGCTGTTTCCAGCCTTCTTTTTCTAAAATCTTTTTCCAGCCTGATCGACCTGATAAACTCATGCCATTACAGCCTTGGCTTTGACCCCATTGTACCGCATCTTCATGCATATCTGTGATTTGTTTTAATTTACCCCCAGCAAGAAAGACATGTAACACTTTTTTCTTGGGATAAGTAACAATCTCCGTTACTGCACATCCGTCCGGTCCTGGCCATAATTGCATGTGTCCACTCATTACACCCTCAGCAATATCTAAGAACGAATGTGTATCACCGCCTTTATCCAAGGCTGATTCGATCCAGTCTTGGCATCTCAATAATTCTTCTTTTATATTCATGGGTCTAATTTCACCTTAACCCAAACGCCGTTCTTAGACACAACCAATGTCCCTTGTGATCTATCCCACATAAGGATGCCATCTTCTGAGGCAGACTCGCCTGATGTTATATATCTTAACTTATCTTTGTTAGTAGATAAATAAGAGACGAGGCGTTCGCCCCAGGTCTTCCATTCTGTTCCTGAAGGTGCAGGGGGATTAATCATCTCTTACCCCCGGGTCTTGCTTCAATTCTCATTACACCTGAACGCCAATCAGTATTACCGACACCTTCTACTTTTAGTCTTACTTGTCTTCCCGTGAATCTAACATCCGTAGGGTTCGATAATGTATACGGTCCGTGAGTTGTTTCTGTTGAGTTAGGATAGAACCTAGTCTTAAACGATACTTTAACTTGTCCTTGAGTTTCTTCATCAGGTATTAAGTTAGATACTTTCATTACTGTATCGCCATTACCTAAACTTATAGGTCCTGACTCAGCATAAGGTTTAATAGAGCCATGGGTATATCCTGTCTCTTGGTTGTATAGGTTGCCACTAGCATCACACCAAATAGGGTTAGAGAACACACCTCTATCTACACACGCTGTACGGTCTAATGAACCTACTGTCCAATGACCTTCTTTATAATCTAAAGCCACATACTTATCGTTTTCTGATGAGCCTTCTGATGTATAGAACCACCATACTTCACCATGTTGTGAGTTATGTACTGCTACTGTTTTAGTAATCTGATTTGTGTTAATGTCATTAAACACATAGTCTAATACATCGCATTTAATCTCTGTTGCTATCGAACCATCGAATGTATAGAATGCTTTGTTACCCATCCAAAAAGCACCTTCATCTACTGCTACTAATGCTTTTCTTGATGCAATGCCACACGCTGTTCCTACTCTCTCAAATCCATATACAAAAGGTGGACCTGAGTATGTTGCAATATGAGCATCTTGATCAGTAATGATAAGCGTTCTACCTCTCATACGAATACCACACATTATCTGACCTTGTGTTTGTAACTCAAAGTCACCTGCCTCATTTGTGGCAGCGGCTGTCCATGCTGTATTGTCTTCTCTATCACACCACTGAACTTTTCTTGGATTGCCACTTGCACCTAATGCAAATACAAATCTTTCTTCAGTTACTAACATTGAGACGTTACTTGTTGGTGCGTTAGTTAATGCTGTAGGTAATACTGCTGTGTTTAATTGCCACTCGTATATCTTGCCGTCTTTAGATGAACAAGCAAGTAAGTATTCACCCCATGTATCTAATGACCATGTCGTTGCTTCGTCATACACACCTGTACCTGTTGGCGCTCTGCCATAATTACCTGCGTTATAGTAACCACCACCATAACCTAAATTCTGTGACGCACTCACTGTTCCTACTGTTAAGCCTGACGGTGTAATGTCGGACACCGTGCTTGACGCATTAACATAATAGAGTTTGTTGTATGCTCCTGCTACTAGGTTTGTTCCTGATGAATTATCAGCCCAAGATAACATCGCTCTAGGTGCTGAGGCAAATGCTGATGCCTTTCTAGTAGTCCAACCCCCGACAGGTCGTAATGATCCGTCATGGAATCTAACTAAGCTAGCATCTCGCCATCTATTTGAAGATTCAAAGTCTGTACCGTTTCTATGAATGCCCGGGGGTAACTGTAATGGTATTAAACTCATGCTGCTATGTCTGTCCAAGTTTGTGAGGTCTCTGCTATTGTATTCCAAGTAGCACCTGTAGGAGAAACGATTTCCCACTTCTCTCTTGCTATTGTTGCTACACCTGATGTACTACTTACTATACCACTAGCGTTACGATTTCTAATAAACGCTATTGTAGTGCCTGATGTGGATGTCATACTTCCATCACCTGATGCAACAAACACACTAGATGCTGTTCCAACAGTAGTAGCGGTCATAGAGGCAACGCCTAGATTAATCTTCTCGCCTATTGCTGTGTTAGAGGCACTAGCACTAGATACGGCACTAACAAGATTAATCTTCTCACCTGAGCAAGTAGATGCTACCGATGTTGCAGAAACTATAGTCTGTAAATCTGCTTGGTCATACTCGTTTAGACCGTATAAGCCTGTACCATAAGATAACTTATCAGAGCGCTCTAAGAAGAATGATTCTGCGTTAGCGGTTGTACTTGATGTGGCTGTTATGCTTACACTGTCAGAATAAGTTGCAGTTGGAACTACTGTAGTAGTAGAACTAGCACTGACAATAGCACTTCCTTCTCTGTATCTAACACCAACTGATGAAACTGTAGATGTTGTTGTTGTTGTGGCAACTCCATTTAGAGTCATTCCACCTAGTACGCTTACTGTAGAGGTAGCGCTTATTGTTACAGGTATCTGCCTATAAACTAACGGTGTTACTGATGCAAACGAAGATGTTACAGATATTATGGTCTGTAAGTCTGTTTGGTCATATTCATTTAGACCATACAATCCCGAACCATAGGAGAACTTATCCGTCTCTTCAATTATTACAACCTCACCCGAACACGATGAAGATGAGGATGAAGACATACTAGCGTCAGCACCAATAGCAACTACATAGTTTACATTGGCAATACTAGAGACAGCATTAACCGTAGCCGATACGTCTTCTACATCACCTGTCGTTTGGTCGAAAGACCTTAAACCATAATAACTAGCACCGTAAGCAAAAGTACCCATAGGGTAATCCTCTTATTAGTCTAACGTAATATCTAGGTCGCCTGTAGGCACACGGAACACATCGCCTGTATCAATCGCCTTAGAAGACGACAAAGTAGCGAAAGCCATCAAGTTACCTGATGTAGCTGCATCGAACACACCTACGTGCGTCACTGTACCAAACGATGCTGTTGCTGTTGGAAATTCAACGGCTCCGGTATTTGATGTAGTGTTACCTGTTGTAGTAAATGCTACTGATTGACGAGCATAAGCTGTACCTGAAGTAACTACTTCTGTGCCACCGCCTGTCTCACCCGGTGCTGCTGTGTATAAAGCCAAGTATTTAGTTGATGGAGCTGAGTAAGCCGCACCTGCGAATACGTGGTCTAGGATTTCTGTTTCTAAAAAATTAGTAAATGACATTTATTTCTCCTGTGTGAACTTAACCAAGTCCTCTTATTTTAAGTTTTAAGCCTGAGCCACTAAATCTAGCATTCTCAGATACTTCGTTTAAACGTGCAACGGAAGCGCCATACATCTGCGCCCAAATTGCAACTCTCTCATCTTCGCCTAGATACGGTGCTGAATGTAGTAGTGCGCCATAAAGGTACACATCAGGTGCTTCTAGTAAAAGCCAATTATTAGCATTACTTGAACTAAGAGCTGTTGTCTTAGCGTAGTAAAGCAATTCTGTGTTTGTTTCAGCAGAAGGTGTTGGGTAGAACTGAAATTGACCGTCTGCGTGAGTGTAATGTGTTGGTGTGCCTACAGCATCATTATTAGATGCTCTCTTGTCTGCCATAGCTGACCTAGAGATTAGGTTAAGAGGTGATGTTCCGTTGTCTGTGACGTGGAATCTAATAGTCTCCATCCAATCAGCAGGTATCTGTGAATATTCATCAGTAGCACTTTGTTGACCACTAGCGCGTTTCTCCATCTTCCAATGACGAATGTCTCTGTTAATCTGAGATTCAGCTAATGCAATGAAGTTATCAATAGCCGATGATAAGTCATCTCTATTAAGAAAGTCCGCTACTGCGGATTTAAGAGTTGCGTACGTGTTTATAGCCATAATTTCATTATATCCCTATTTGATTGAGGTTGGAGGGTTATTGTTGTACTTGAGTATATGGTCAACATAATCTGCTTCGCTACCTGTCCAATTATCTTGTTTACGCCAACGATTTATCTGCTTTTGTGACGGAGTATTACTATTAAATTTTTGGTATCTGTTCTTATAAGCAGACTTCATGCCTTTCTTTATAATTGCATCAGTGAAATGCTCTAATGAGTCTTTTCCGCCTTCGTGCTTAGTGATAGCCCTAATCATCTTGTACATATTCTCATCAGACAATTTGGTTGTAGCAGATATACCGACATCTCTAGCCACGTCCTTGATGTATGACTTAGTATCGTTCTCTTTGCCGTTTGGAGCGTACTTATTAAGAATCTTAGTGATTGTATCAAGTCCACGCTTACGCTTGTTTGTTAGGTCTCTAGTCAATGCTCTGATGCCGTTCTCAGGCTTATCAAATACAACAAAGCTACCTTCGGCTACAGTTCCACCTGACTCTGTACCTGTCATGCCGTTCCACTTAATGCCAAAGTCTTTAATGTTGCCCGGATTGTTACTACGAACATTACGTACTACTTTAGGTTTTTTAACGCCATCAAGAACGCCATTCATAGGAATTTCCTCTTCAGCTTGTGATTCTGCACCACCTGCTAATAGACCACCTGTAGGTATAGCAACCGCTGCCTTATTAGGCTTGGCTACTGATGTAGCTCCATACATTGATTGACCCTTATTAACATTGGCTTTTAATCCAGAAGTTATGTCTATGTAGTTAATTTCTGTCGGGTTTGGAACTTTATCACCGCCATATTTCGTTGAAAAATCAGTAAATTCAATCTTTGTCTTGCCTGTATTAGACTGATTCTGTTTAGCAAACTTCTTAGCAAAGCCCGGGAGTTTCTTATCGTACATATTTTCGTACAACTCTCTGTATCTTTCTGAGTATAAGCCTACTTGCTGTTGTGAGTTAGTCCAAGCAACTCTATCGTAGTCACCTTCTGAAGCAATCTTCATAGCACGCTTAAATGCCATCTCCTGCCACTTGTCATTTTTCAGAGGAGCGTCAGGAACAGTTCCCATAAGGGCAAGTTTTTCTTTTTCTATCTCTTTAATTCTGTCTTTAATTTCTAGTTGTCTTTTTCTTTCAAAATTATCATCAAGCATTCTTGTAGAATACTCACGCTTCAAGTTATCAGCCTCTGTTCCCAACTTCATAATCTTGCGTTCATTCTCTTTGGTTGAATAACCACCCTTTCGTCCTGACTGATGCCAATCAGATTGTAGCTCTTCAATGAACAATACTTTGTTGCCATCTATGTCAGTTCTATCGGATACACGCAAATGTCCTACTACGTTGTCTTCATCAAAATGTCCGCCTCTATAATCTTCACCACTTAAAGACTTAGATGTTATAGGAATCTCTCTGTAAGTATTTACATCAAGACCTTTTTGTGTAAAGTCAGAGTATTTAGTCTGTGAATCAGTGCCGTATCCTATGTCATTATCATAAGCATATTCTCTAATTTGTACGTTAGCCTCATTGATACTATAAACAGGTTGACCGCCATTAAGATAGTCTCCATCAGGGTCTCGGATTGTTATCCCTATGTCTTCATTACCTGTTGCAGTAAAGTTGTGTCCATCAGTACCTGTGTTCCACTCATAAAAAGGATTCTCTGCATACTCTGCCTCAGCAATGTCATACGTAATGTCATCTATATCAAAATCTAAGTCATCTATATCACCGTCATCTATCTTTTTACCAATCTGACCTGCCCAATCGTCTACGTAACCATCAGTAGTTCCTCTTTTGTTCTGAAGTTCAATCAAATCTTGTTCGAAGCTTTTTTCTAGTTTTTTTAGAGATTGTTCTTTTGAATAATATGAGGAGTCTTCGACCGATAGGTTGTTATCATTAATATATTTATTAACATTTTCAACCATATTTGCTGAATCCTCATGAAGTACACGGTCTAGTTCATATTGCTTAATCTTTGCCTCGTCAATACGCATATCAATCGTTTTAGGGTACTTCTCTGGGTCAGATTTATGTAGATGTTCAAACAACCTATTCATCTCAAATTCGTCACTAGAGTTCAATTCATACTTTATGTCTTCAGCACGAGAATAGATATAATCAGTATCATCAAGAACAGTCACATTTCCACCGTCTGCTCCTTCATACCAAGCAGGGTCATCTAATTGAGTTTCATTTAGTTGGTCTCCTCCTGCATCTGAACTTCCCAGATGTTGTGTCTCGTCTAGCTGAGTCTTGTTTTTACTGATGTGATTAAGAAGACCCGTCTTAGTTACACGCTCATCCTTTGTTTTAGCATTCGATAAGTAGTCAAGAATGCCTGTCTCTTTCATCTCATCTACAGTTACACCGTTCTTTTGCATGAACTGTCTAATGTGGTCAGGATGATTAGTCTCTTGCTTTAATTTGTTTACTACGTTCTCTGCCTCTGAATAGAAACCTAGTTCATCAATCTGTGTTCTTGCATCAACACCGGGCTTAACCATGCTCTTTCTAAGCGTCTGTTCGGTCTCAACACCGGGTATCTTACCTGCCATAGTCTCTGCTTTATTTGCAATATCGCCTAACTCTTCTAGTATCGTAGCCTTTAGATTTGGGTTGTTCTTGATGGCTTGATAACCTACGATAGCAGCATCAAATGGCGCACCTAATAATCCTTCCTCTAAGAAGTTTTTACCGTATGTTTTTAATTTCTCTAATGAACTAGACTCATCATTAGTGTCTGCCATCAAGTATTCAGTGAATGCGTTACGGTATTCTGTATCCTGAATCATTGTTGATAAGTTGCCCTCTGTAGGGTCTGTAGTAGCTGTACCACCAAATATAGCACCTACATACTTCACAAGGTTAGGAGCTTGACCTAATAGCTTTACTCCTGCTGTTGCTCCGCCTAAGTATGAACCTGCAACCTCTACACCTTCACCAAGCATAGGGTAGTTATAGTTAGGTTTGCTAGGGGTTAGTATCTCTCCGTCATTCTCATTAAAATACTCTTCCCCTAAAGCTACATTACCTACAGTCTTTAAAGCCTTGACTGCATTTCCAACACCCCGTGAATAAGCACCGGGTATAGCACTTAAAACATCTTCAGTGCCTCTATTCAATACATTGTTAGCTAGAACCTCATCGCCACGCTTCATAGTTTCCCAAGCATCTGATGCTGAATCTTTTATATTGCCGTAAATGTCTGTAGCAAGTGGACCTAGAACATCTCCAACTGTATCGATAGCATCTGA